ATGACATTAACACAACTGGCATTAACACTTATATTCGTACTGATACCATTAGTCTTAAGTTATAAATTGAAACTTGGGCTTGAAAAAGATATTATCATCGCAACGATTAGAAGTACTATTCAGCTTATTCTCATCGGTTATTTACTAACTTTCGTTTTTGATGGCAATCACCCAATCTATATCCTGCTGATGATATTATTGATGATTACAGCCGCAACACAAAACATTATAAAAAAAGGCAAAGGGATTAAAGGAATCACCTGGAAGATCGTGCTGACGTTAATCACAGTAGAGGTAGTAACGCAAGCCATTCTACTAGGCTTTCATATCATACCATTTGAAGCGCGTTATGTTATACCGATTAGCGGTATGATGATTGGTAATGCAATGGTATTATCACTACTATTTCTCAATCGTTTCTTAAGTGAACTTGATCAAAATGAAGAACAAATAGAATTAATTCTCTCACTTGGAGGAAATCCAAAACAAGCCATTCATAGAGTGCTTATGGCATCTATAAAAAATTCGATGATACCGACAATCGAAAGCCAAAAGACTATGGGGCTCGTGCAACTTCCCGGAATGATGAGCGGACAGATTATCGGTGGGGCAGATCCTATAGTTGCTGCACAATTCCAATTACTTATTCTGTTCTTATTATTGACAGCAGCAACATTATCAAGTGTGATGGTCGGCTTTCTAAGTTATCCGACTTTATTTAACGAAAAACAGCAGTTCATTGGTAAATATTACAACACAGAAAAAAATGCCTAAGACATTACGTCTTAGGCATTTATTTATATTTTAACCAATAGAACCTTCCATTTCGATTAATTTATGCGATTTCAAAAATTCAAGAGATTTAAAAACGCATAACAGCGCCATTTTGAGATTATATTTTCTGGGAAATTTGCGTGTACAAAAATTATTGGTATCAAAAGTGGTATCAAAAAAGCACCCACAAGAGTGAGTGCCGTGGCATAATGCCTTAGTTGCGATGCAGGTGATATAAAATTACTTTTTGTCTTAGGAGCTACTTAAGACACGCTATCGTTTTATTGAGTGTAGTCGACATCACTCAACCGTTGTCAATCGGCGAATTTTATAAAACTGCTTGTATTTTAATTATAAACTATTTCGGCTATTTAGTCGAATTATCAATATTTCGGCTATTTAGCCATAAAAAATAACCCTACAGTCAACCTCATAACTGTAGGGTATTATATCTTGTGTGTGTGCATAATACATACACGAATTATTTAATAAGGTGGAAGTGTTTTTTCACTTCCTTCCTATTATAATGGTGTACTTAATTATATCATATATACGTTGGTCTAATGAAGTGAGTGATACCTTTATAATAATCTTTTCTTAATATGCATGGTCCTACTCCATCACCGTCATAGTTCTGTTCTAATACTGTCATAGATTGCAAAGTAATATCTCCATACACTAAACCGATATGACCAAATTCAAGTCTATATGGCAGCTTAGTTCCTACAAAAATGTCACCCTTTTTAGGTAGAAAGTCAGGTGTATTGATGTGAATAGTAAACATTGAAGGTAATTTGTTCTTTTTCGGATCAATCGCATCTTTTGCATTACCAGCAAGATGATACGGATTACCACCTTTAGAAGTTAGCCACCAGACATAATCTACTGCAACATCCATGCATTGCTCACCATATTTTTTATCCCAGTCAATAGCCTTTCCAATATACCAGTCTAATTTGTATTCAATGTCTTTGAACGTTCTAAGGGAGCTGTTAAGCAATTGCTTCTTCGGTGCTTTCTGTTTTACAGTCTGCACCTTACCTACTTTTTTACCTTTAACTTCTGCCCCTTATATATCACGTTAGACTTTAAGTTGTTTAACTGTTTCAACGTTGCCACGCTTAATTTATACTTAGTCGCAATGCTCCATAAAGTATCACCCGACTTTACTGTATACGTGGACGCACTGGGTTTAACAATTGCTTTCTTCACGGGTGCTTTCTGCTTTACTGCAATCTCTTTACCATGAATGGCATCAGCTAAATCTTTAGTGAATGCATTCAGATTATTGTTGATGTAATCCATATCGCCTTTATTCGTGATAAAACCTAGTTCTACTAAACGATAATTCAATCCTAACTGTTTAGCCACATTACAATGAAGTAGGTCGCTACGCTCGTCTATACCACGAATAACGCCAACATGGTTATTAAGTGCAGTCTGTAAACCTTTATCAATGTTATCTGCTGCTAATCCGGATGGAATGATGACATGACCCCCATCTGCTTGTGGAGATGCTGCATCTAAGTGGAATTCAACCACTATATCAAACTTATTATTGTAGATTGAGTATAGTCCACTACCTTTACGTGTGTCCGAATAACAGTCATGTGAAGTGTTGTAAATTGATACTGTGTGGCCTACATCTTTTAGATATTTAGCGACTTTAGGTGTAATATTCTGTCTGATGAAGTCACGTTCATTTGTACCATTCGCAACTGCACCAGGGTCAGATGCACCATGTCCATTGATTAATATGATTTTAGCCATTCTTATACCTCCTCGAACAAGTCTTTGTCAGTATTATCAGCAACGATTTCAGTATTATCATCTATCTCTTGCTTACCTTTAATCTGTAAATCCATGTTTGGATCAGTAGGCTCTGTTTTCTCCATGCTTAAATCTGAATCAGTAAGCATACCTTTAACAGTCGGGTCATCTACCACACCAATCAACACTAAGATATTTAAAACTGTGGTAAATAAAGCATCTGCTGACTTGCTATATTCTGAGATGTCGTATTCAAATATCCCTGCAATCTGATTAGCGAATAAAAGCAATGCACTGAATAAAGCGACTAGGAAAGTTTTCTTCTTAAAACGTATCTTCCAATTTATTTTCATAATTACCTCCATTAAAGTAAGCGCTAGGCTATTTTCCTAACGCTTTAAAGATTCACAATCATTTAGTCCATTCTTTTCTTTAATTTTTCGTGCTTTTTCTTCTTCGGTAATATCTATCAATTTCATTAAATCCATGAATAGCCATATTGATACTAAGCTCAACACACCGAATGCAATATTCGGATAGTTGATTAAAAATGATGCATTGATGAATAGATAGTAAATCATACCTATTAAATGCACGATTGTAATTAATCCGTATTTCCTAGTGAATAAGTTAGCAAGGTATAGCAACGATACACCTAAGCTAATCCACGCAAGATTTTTCTGTGTGCCTACCATACCGATGTAAGTAGCGTATATATCGCCTGATTTACCTTTTGTCGAAGTAAATAACTCAGGTTCAACGGTTAAAGTAAACCAAACATAGATACTGAACATCATGACAAATATTTCATTATATTTTGGACTTCGCATTAAATCACCCCTAACTGCGTCAGAATATAAGTAATGATTGCACCAACGATGCCCGTAAGTGCTGTTTTCTTAATGGTTTTACTTAACTCTTTATTACTGTCGATGATTGCTTTAGCATCTCCGAATTCCTCTTTTAAATTGCGAAATTCTTCTTCGATTCTTTCAATTCTATCTTCGTTGCGTTGACTTCGTTCCTGCAAGTTGTCGATACTCGTATCAATGTAATTTAATATAGCTGTCCATGCTTCAGAACCGATTTTATCAACGCGATCAATAAACCTTTTTATCACACGCACATCACCTCTTTATTTAAACTTATCTATAATAAAAACCCCTACTCACTAGGCGTGAATAGAGGTTGTACATTCTCGGGTACTACTATCATCGTTTCTGGTAAGATAGGTGGTTGCTCGTCACCCTTATTGATTTCTTCTAAAGTCTGCAATGTTTCACCTTCAATTAATCTGAATGTACCGTCAATATATTCAAACTTTTCTGCTTGCTTAGCGTATAATTCTTCCGTCACTACAAAACTATCAAATGTACCGTCAATAATAATATCCTTACCTGCTTTGACTGCTTTACCATCCTTAAATGCTATCGTCCACATTCATATCACCCTGTCCTATTGAAATTTCACGTGCATATACTGAGTTCAAATCATTACCTGTTTTCATTTGTAGATAGAAGTATTTTCGTTGCCCTGTCGGTACACCTAAATCAATCTTAAATGTAGCATTACGTGTGTTCGTGCCTGTAAATAACTGATACTGATAAATGTCAGTATTTCCGAATCCCTTAACATATACACCACCAGATACAGTATCTGAGCCACCCATTTTTACTTCTAACACGATAAATAAATATCTCGTGTTATGTACAACTGAGAACGCATCAAACGTCTGTACATTTGTTGACTTCGTTCTGAAATACGCACCATCAATCAACACTTCAGGCCCCATAAATTGTGGATGGTAACGCCATACACTGAACGACATTGAGTTCATACCGTTTATTATTGTAGGCACACCACCATCAGGACGATTAACAGTTAATCCTCCACCATTGATTGTTACTTGACCTGGTGCAATCTCAACCCATTTATTTGAGTTGTTCGGATCAACTGCAAGTAACCTGTCACCTGAAATAGTAAATACGCCTGTTGTACCTGAAATTGTGAGTAAACGAGTATCTAATGTACCTGAAGTGATTGCATCTGCAACGATACCAGCGCCTGTAATAGCATTCCTAAATGTCGTACCACCGTCATCACTTATACCTAATCCTGCACTGTTATAAACTACAACCTCTTGTGGATTCTGTTTATTGACTGCCCATATTCCACTCGCCTCAGTAAACTTTAGTTCAGTACGTGCATTCAGTAACATCTGAGTAGCAACTTGAATCGCACTATCTAACATCGTATTTGAGATTTTCGTTTTATTATTGTGTAAATCTGAAATAAACTGTGCTGCAAAGTTGATATTACTTACATGTCTTTTAACGATCGGTTGGTCACCAAATGTGACAGTCTGCTTTAATATCTCGCCTTTGCTCGTTCTATCTGTTGTGATACCGATTAATCGAACGACCACCTCATAATTAATGTTAGTAGCCCTAAATGTAATTTCATCGGCTATTCGTGGGAATGCCTCAGGATAATCTTTCAATGCGATAAAATCGGCTGTAACTGTAATTTTGAGTGAGTTATCCACTAAATCTTTTGCCATTTGTTGAAGTTGCTCTCTTATAACTGATGCATAAGGTGATGTATTATCATTGTTGATTAGTTTTATAGGTGGTGCTTCTTTTTTGCCTATCATCGCTACATTTGCAAGTGGATGCGTGTATGATGTACTCACACCGGCTGTAGACAGAGGCTCGCCATCGTTAATATCACCGTAAGCACGCACGTAAGTGTAGAAGTTCGTTCCATCTTCCTCTAAATTTACATTCTTAGCATTGATATTGTCATGTAGTATATAGTTTGGTCGTCTGACTACATGCTTGTATATCTCGACCACGTTACCATTGATAACAAACTCCATTTCCCATAGTTCAATCGCAGTACTGAATATTTCAAGTACAGATTGACCATCACCAAACGATTCCATTTCAATATTGTGGTCATAATCATCAACAATCCTGTAAGTTAAAGGCATATCCTTAAATACTGCATTCATGACACCACTTAGACTGTAGCCTGTATCATGATAATCGTAATAGCGTTTGTTACGCATCAATTCGATACCGTACAAAGTACATTTGAGTTCAAGTTTGGGTTTCTTCCCTACAGTAGAACGACTGATAATATCCACAATGTATTCTGTATTATCATCATGACCCTTCACACCTTTGATACGCCACTTACTACTCACTTGATCAATAAACTTACTGTTATTTTCTGAGTAAGGTATTCTTACAGTTAACTTCTCATCACTTGATAACTGTTCTTCTAGTGTAGTCGTACCTTCAACTGGATAATGTTTACCATTTAAATCTATGATTCTTAACATGTATGCACCTCACTTTCACTAAAATTCTTGTAATAACTTGTTTTGCATTTTTATTTCTTTAGTCTGCTCAATGATTGCTTCAGTTTGTTCTTTGATTAATTCGTTTCTTTCATATTTGATTACGTTTGATTGATACATCATGTACATGAAAAGCAAAATTAAAATAAACAAAAATATATTAATAAAAGAGATAACTTTTTCTTTGGTAGCCATCGGAATACCTCACTTTCTATAAATAAAAAAGACACCTCGTAATGAGATGTCTTATAAAACTCTAAATGTGTATTGACCTTGATATCTATGGTTTGTAGTCAATGCTTTTGATAATGTCAGTGCTTTAAAATTTGCCCCTACATTAAACGCTAATTCAGAAGTGCCTGTAGACATATTAAATGCTGGGACTGGAGTATAAAGGTTTGTAGGATAATACCCGTCAGGCAATGTTGCGACTACAGTATTGATTGCATTCGTACTTCCGATAGTAATGTCAAATTTTATCGTGACAATATTATTGCCATCTTTAAAATACTTTACACTACCTGTAAAACCATTTTGTAAGGTTGCATCAATCCATGTGATGGTTGTTACTAAATCTTGTTTTTTGTCTAATTGATAATTTGTATTAGATACGCCTGTATTATCAACTATATCTAATTTGCTAAAAAATGTAGGTGTATAATTTATCTTGTTTAATACACCGTTAATTGTATTTTTAGTTATAGATAAAACTTCATTGTTTACAAAAGTAGTTCCTAATACGTTCGACAACTTGATACCATTATCATATATATCTTTACCGTGTATTAAATTTTCTCTGATTATTGGCAATGTTGATACATTATTAAATTCAACTACAATCCACGCGTCGTTATTAGACCCCGTTGACGGATAGCCTTCCATATAATTGTTCTCTATCGTCCATGTAGAAGAATACAATTTTAGTGTCGCTGGTCTGCCTTGCGTTCCAGCAAAATGACACCCTTTCATATAACTGCCTGTACCTCTTTCTATAATTGCACTGTATTGATATTGTTGCCAGAACGTACATCTTGTAATAGCTGAAGTATGAGCGTAATTTAACTTTAATCCGATATTCCCTTTATAAAAGAAGCACTGGTCCATCCTTACATCATTCGCGAAATCAGGAAAATCAAAAACTATATTGTAATCGTCAAACCTACATCTATAAATATCAGAACTAAAAGTATTTTTATTTGTATTAGTAAACAGCGTGTTTGAATTCACAGTATTAGATTTAAACTTAATTCCTGTTATTTCACCTGAAGTTGCTTTATCAAATACTACAGACGCACTAGTTTTAATTTCACAAGAATTGTAACCATCTCCATATAAATATATATTAGTATTAGATATTGTACCTAAAAGTGTGTAAGGAGATGCGCTAGAAGGTAAATAAACCTTTTTACCAGTATCCATAGCTGATTTAAGAGCAGGAGTCCAATCTTCGCCTACTTTTAAATGCTGATAATCTAATATGTTAACGCTATTTTTGTTAATAATTTCAGGTCTAACTGTATTTAGAACACCTTCCGCTTGACTATCAAAGTAATCTTGTTCCGTACCTACATTTCCTGCATCTAACCATACCTGATAAGCCGACTTACCTTCGATAACCTCGAAACTATTAAGCCATTCTTGTTCAGTGCCGACAAAGCCGTTTTCGACTGCTATTTCATAAGCTGATTTCCCACCATTTTCTTTCAACTTTTGATCCAATTCATTTTTAGTATAATAATTACTAAATTTACCGTTTAAACTATTAATACCTTCTAAAGCTTCTCTATCATTAGCATTAATATTACTTTTATTTGTTTCGTTTAACATATTTCCAACTTCTCTAAATGCCATCTAAATTACACCCCCGTCTGTGTACCTGCGACATATCCTAAGTCGATAGTACCTTCATTTAATGTGATTTTGCTGTACGTTGTTACATTTCCTGTAGCTGATGCGTGGTTAGCGTTTAAAATACTACTTGCTGGAGCATCCATAGTCGCACCATTTCCATATCCATATTTACCATAACTATTAGTAGTAAATGAGAATGACTGTCTACTGCCTTTATATGCATCATATAGCACCCCTACGCCCCACGCGTGTGTGTGTAAACCTTGAGTTGTATCAGTCCATGTAATGTCATAACTAAGCGTATAAGTCGTGTTAGGTTTCAATCCTGTTAACTCATAGAATCGAATGTTACCAGCATCACCATCCACGATTACGCTGTCACCACTTGTCTTAACGTCAACCTGTTGTGAGTTATTACCGATAACGTTGAATATTTCAGTAATCTGTTTGTTACCTGTACTGTTCATAGTTGCGCTATAGTCTTTAGTAGATGAGCGCCAAAGGTTAGTTGTGTTTTGTTGTGGAGCAACTGCCGTTATGAATAACGAAGATGAAAGTCTCTCTTGAGTATTTGGGTCACAAATAAAAAATTCCATCTTATAACCATCTGTCAGGTTAGAACTTGTAAGTACCCAAGTATCACTGGTTATTGTGTACATTTTACTGAAACTTTTCACTGTTGAACCAGGAGGATATTCTTCCCACAGTATTCCTTTGCCCATTGCTTGATTTAAATTTCCAACAATAAATTGTTCAGTTGTTTCTCCGTCTGATTGTAATTTAACCGTACTTGGACCAGTCGGCGCACTATACGGATAACCTTTTACAGTTGTCGTAGTAGCACCCGACTTATTACCTGCTCTATCTGTGGATGTAACGCTAATACTCTGCCCTGTTGCTAACGTTACTCCCGAAGGTACTTTTACAGCGAATGAGCCACCGATACTTACGACACCTGTAGCAACTTGTCCGTTAGCAAATGTAACCGTAATTGTCGCGCCTTCTTCTGAAGTACCTTTAATTTCAGTTGCACCCACTGATATATTTTCAACACTTGGTGGAGATGGTGGTGTCTTATCTGATGTATCAACTGGTGTACTAATAACTGTCGAAGTTGAACGCGTTAAATCTGTACCACCGTAATAATATTTGAAATCAAATTCGGCAGTGAACGATGATACACCTGTAATCTTCATAGTATTTCTACCTTTGAATATCACTGGATAATAACCATTCGTACTATTCAATATATTGATGCCGTTCAGATATACATAAGGTCCTGTCAACGTTATTACATCACCAGCATACATATACCTATCAATCTGCAAGTAGTTACCTGTTTCATCGTATACTTTCAACTGTGATGTGCCAGCACCTAATGTAATTTTTATTACTCGATACATTCTGAAATCATCTATTAGCATGTCCCCTGCATTATAGATGACAAAAGGCGATGTAGTGTGCGTGTAATCCCACGTGTCACGATCAGTTTCTTCCATGAGTAATCCCATGCCATAACTCCACTTGCCATCATACGTCACACCATTCGCATCAATATCTTTAGTTGTATAGATTGATTCTGCATAAGGTAAAGCAGCAGTCACGAATGTGATTGTGCCACTGCCTGTCATTGCTATCTTCTCAAGTGTGGATGAACCATCACGCAAGACTAAATATTGTTTACCAGTTGCGTACTCACTTGCGCCCTTAACCATTTCACCAGTACGCTCACCTGGTACTTCAAACAACACTTTGTGTTCTCTTGCTCGTTTTTCGCGAATATAAAAAGTCTCAGTGCTAGACACCAAGCCATACAATTTATCTCGTAACAAAGGAAAGTCTAATTCAAAATCAAGATTGTACTCAACATCCACATCAATTTGCGTGACTGTATGTGTACTACCCTGATGAAATCTACCGTTTAACCCATCTATATCCTCAAAGAGATTATTCTGTTCTGGAGTACTTATTTTAATATCGTTGATGGTAAATCCCTCATGTTCGAGGGAAATAACCGTATTACCATCGCGACTGATTATTTCTAAACCATGCATTATCTAACCTCCCACATAGCTAATCGCAGCATTAGCACCCTGTACCTGCTCGATAGCATGAGTAATCGCCTCAATATCCATGTCGTTACGAATAACGATTTGGATATTCTGTTGTGGTATTTCCATACCGTTATTTATATCAGCATCTAACGTACTATTCACACTACGTTTCATGTCTTTAACGCCCCCTGATACATCGAATGGTGCAAGTGATACATCAGGCTTAACATTTCGTTCAATCGCTGTAGCTATCTTAGTAGATGCATCAGCTACTTTCTTGCGTGCAGTTGTTAAACTGTTGACTAGTCCAGCACCGACATATCCACCAATCGCCATCATAACACGTGATGGTGACTTGATTTTAAGACGTTTCTTAATCGTGTCACTAATCGTTTTAGCAAGTTTATCAGCGATAGCCTTTAACGTCTTATCCTGTGCTTGTAGCCCTTTTACGATACCTCTTGCAGCATCAACACCAGCTTTATAGAAATGGTCTGCGTTACTTGTGGACATAGTATTAGCAGCCTTATTAATCTGTGACTGTAAACTATTGACTTGTGAAATAGCTTCTTGGCCACCTGCAAATAATCCTTTTGCGATAACAGAACCTTGTTCAATACCAGCATCAAGAATTTCTTTTAAAGTATCTTTATTTAATCCACGTTTCTTCAACGATCCGATTAAAGCTTGATACTTTTTAATCTCAGCAAGTCGTTTAGTCATCATCTTGACCATACCTTGAGATGTTCTGCGACCTGTATTTGTGATAGATGCATAGCCTTTCAAGTCATCTTTAATCATGTTCTTGAAGTCTGTACGCTTATCTAACGCTGCTTGTAACTTCTCTTTAGCCTTATCAATCTTTTCTGCAATCTGTTCACGTTTCTTAGCAAGTCTTGCCATGTATACTAACATCGGTCTGATTTCATATTTCAAGTCACGGTTAACCTTACGCACCTTATACATCTTCTTAGCTTGTTTAGTCATTTGAGCGAATTGTTTTTGTAACTTAGCAATCTCATTAGACTTAGATACTTTACCTTTGACAGTTTTAGCTTGAATGTACTCTTTTTGTGCTTTCTTAATCTTATCCATCAATGATTTACGTTTATCAGCGATTTCTTCAATCTTCTTAGTTGCTGCATTCATGTTGTCAATCATCAGACTAAGTATAGAATTCAATCCATCTTTCGCATTAGAATACGATGCTGTTTTCATTGATTTAAGTCCACGTGTGACAGGACGTAACATGCGGTCAACAGCTGTTTGTACTCTAGGAATATCTTTCTCGATACCTAAAGCGAAACCTTGTGCCATCCATTGACCGATTTGCTTTAATACTTTAGATGGAGAGCCGATTTTTAATGCAGAACGTACAGCGTTAACAGCATTTTGAGCCATATTTCGTGCAGCAGATAAAGCAGCACCAGCCATCGACTGAATACCATTGATAAATCCACGTACTAAATCAGCACCGGCTGAAACCATTTGACCGGCTGCACCACGTACAGCACTTAAAATTCCACTAACCATTGAAGTGATTGCAGATAAAGCTGCAGATGCACCACTTGATATTGCAGATACGAATGATGCCATACCACTGGTAATTGCTGATACCATACTTGATACAAAACTAGATACAGCACTCATCATCGCGCTAAATCCTGATGTTACAGCACTTACTGCACTACTGATACCACTAGAAATAGCTGATACCACAGTACTAAATGCGCTTGATACTGCTGACACGATGCTACTCATAATGCTTGATGCTACCGAAAGCATGTTACTAAATCCACTACTCACCACAGATACAACTGTGGATATAGCACTGCTAATCGCTGAAGTGATTGTACTCCATGCGCTACTTACAGCACTTAATATAGAATTCATGATTGAAGATGCTACTGATAGCATCGTTTGAAATCCTGTAGATAAGAATGATACTGCAGCTGATATTCCTGTTGATATTGCTGAACCTAAACCAGACATAGCTGCACCAATAGAAGATAATAGTTGTGAGCCAAATGCAACAACTTGCGATATTACTAGAGTGAGTTGAGTACCGATATAACTTAACGCTGTTCCTAAAGCACTCATGATAACTGAACCTAAAGTCTGCATCACACCAACTAAAATCATGACACCATTTCTGAATGTTTCACATCGTGTCCACAATAGATAGATTGCTGCGCCAACTGCTGCAACGACTGCGATAATTGCGCCTAAAGGTGTAAGTAAGAAACCTACTGCTGCGCCTACTGCCGTCATGACTGCTGACCAACCACCGAATATAGTAATAACAAGTTGAACAACGCTCCATACTTTTGTGAGTACACCTACAACTTGCGCTGCAATACCGATAAATGAAATCACTGCGCCAATCACCATCGTAATGACTGGATGTGCTTGCATCATACCAGCAATCCATTGCGCGAATGTAGCTACCATCTTTAATACTGCAGCACCAATCGGAGCCATTGCAGTACCGAAAGTAACTAATGCGTTTACGATTGATCCAATCGCACTAATGACTACTGGTCCTTGAGTTTGAACGTAATCTATAAACTGTTTGAATCCATTGCTTTGTCCTACAGTTTCTGACCATGCACGGAATCTAGCAGTCATTTCAGCAAGTGACTGGAATATCGTTTGTGAGTTCGTACCGAAAGCTCTAAATAAATTAAAGATACCCATAAATGTATCTCCAAATATTTGACCAATTACAGGTAAATTAGTTTTTGTATATTCAATAAAAGTCTTGATACCATTTGATGTGCCTACCGAATTCGCCCACGCTTGAAACTGTGTAGCCATATTCTTAAATCCGTTAGCCATGTAATCAAATAATGGCCCAAATTGAGTGAAGATATTCAAAGCACCGTCACCAAATTTACCTAAACCACTCAACAAATCTTCAAACACAGTAACCCCAGTTGTTTTCATCATGTTAAAGAAGTTCTGCGCTGTTGTGGATGCTTTAGTCCACGCTAACATCTTTTGTGATGCCTGTTCCATTGCTACAGATACACCTTTGATGAACGGTGTAAGCCCTGTAAGCGCCGTTTGTGCTATCTTAATACCGTTTGCCATAGTATTAAATATCTGCGCTTGATTGCCTTTAATTAAGCCCTGCCATTGTGTCTTTAATCCACTTAATGCAGTCTGGAAGTTTCTCGTTTCCTTTGTTGATTCCAGTAAGCCGTCATTTAGCATTTTAGTAGCGCTCATCGCCATACCAGCGAATAAACCTATACCACCGTAAAGAATACCAAACGCACCAGCTAAACCAATCGCACCACCACCGACTACAGCTAAAGCGTTACCAATTGCCATAATAGCAGGTACGATTGATGCTAATATAGGAATTATTGAAGGTGCTAAGGCTAGGAATGCTGATGGTAGTAATCCTATCTTGCTTCTTAATCCGTCAGATGCTTTGCCTACACTTGCCATCGCACGATTTAACACCATCATTCTACTTGCTGCTGATGTGTCCACATCTGCTCGTACTCTAAATTTATTAGGAATACTTTTCAGCATCGCTCTGAATCTGCTTATCTGTGCAGTTGCTGCACCTGTGTCTGCGTCTATATCGATATTGATATCTTCAGGTAGACTATTAGCAGCTGCAGTTACTTTTCTTACTGCTGACATGAAGTCGTTAACTTTTGCTCGTATGTCAGCAACGAAAGTAGCATGATTATTCATATTATTCCTCCTTCTTTAAGAATTTTTCTTCAGTCCATCTGTCCAAAGCTTTCTCAGTTAATTCTTTTAATACTTTACGTTCTAACTTCTCACGCACTATATCTTCTTCTGATTGCTCTATGCGTTTATGAGCTTTCTCATAAGACTTAGCAAACGGTCTGAGTGATTTACCATTGTTATATTGACCAATCATAAGCGCTAGATTCATATATTCTTCTCTTTGATTGATAACACGGTGGTTGTACCCCTTTATCATGTTGTGCCATTGCTTAGGTGTGAGAGAGTACAACTTATCCATGTCCACGATATTGAAGAATTCAACTGCTTGTGATTCTAGTTGATCGTAGTCAGTGAATTGACCTGATGAGCGCGCATCTGTTTCAACATTTCCATGTGACCTTTCAATTCTTCGCGTTTCTTCTCGTCTTTCTCGTTCTGTACTGCTAATGTCATCATGAAGTCTTGATTGTCGATTTTCCCTTTGTAGAAACCCTTTGTAAAAACTTCTAACGCTCCTGCAAATAAAGGTTGAGTACCTTCTTTATCTGCTACTTCTTGAATAGCTAAGATGATTTCATCTTCTGAAATGTTATATTGTGGATGATTTGCTAACGCACAGTTCCAAAACTTGATTAAACCTAAATCATTGTACTCAGTAAGTTCTGAATAGATAGCAGTTACACCATCAATTTTATTTCCGTTTGCATCTTCAGTCTTGTATAATTCATCCGCTTTACGTGTAAAGAAGAACGAACCTTTACCGACTACTTTTTTGCCTGGATTTGTTACTACTGTTTCACCGTTTTCATTTACTTCTGTTGTTTTACCAATTAATAATTCTGTAATCTTTGTCATGTTTAATTTCCACCTTTATATTTAGTATTTTTTCATTTGCGCAAATAAAAAAAGAGGGGATAGCACTATGCCATCCCCTAGTTGTTAATCTTCTACACGTTCAAAGACAGGGACGATATGTTTCCACTTACTATTTTTAGATAAGTTTTCGTGGATTTCTTCAACACGTTTTACTGTTAAATCAATCTCATCACCTGCTTGCACTGTTTTCTTTTCTTTGATTAATTCAAATACATGATTAGCTTTATACTTAACCATTTATATATCCTCCCTTATTAACCTGCTGGTACTGAGTTAATTTTGTTTTCTAATGGACCACTGTATTCGTTAGGTTTCTCGAATGCTACACGTACAGCTTCAGATGGATTTAAGATTTCTGGTGGTAATTTAGGGAATGGACCTTCAGCAGAGTTAAGCTTGATTTTTAGTGTAACTTCACGAGTTCCTTCTTCGTCATCCCATCCATCTTCTAATTCTTCGACCACTGCATAGAAGAATGTAGAGTTATGATTTTCTCCATCAGCCATTAAAGATTTTTCTACAATCCATACACGTAATTGTGTTTTGTTTTGAATCGCAGTTTTAAATGCTTTCTGACCTTTATCAGATGTAACGTAAGACATTGTGAAGCCTACTTCTTCTTCAGTCACACCATAGTCAAAGTCTTTTAATCCTGAACGTACACTTTCACGTACTTCGTTACTAATCTTGTGAGAACCTTCTGTAAAGTCACCTACAGTCCAAGCTGTACCACCTGGTACAATCGGCTCAGTGACAGGTAGTAACATTACTACTAAATCATTTGCATTCATTCATTTATTCCTCCCTGTATAAAACTTTGTTTTTAATTTTGTATTTCATCTGTACGACACCATGTTTAGTGAATTGATCTAAATCATCGAATGCTACAGGAGATTTCCACACACCACTGTATTCAATGATGTGATGTGGTAAATCAAACTTTTCATGACATAAAAAAGACACCCGATCTAAAATGTCGAGTGTCTTACTTTTAGTTGTCTGTGTATAAGCATGTAGTGTAATGATTTGAGTTTCATTCCAATAGGTTGACCCCTGTGTATTGTCCGGAGCGTTCTCTCCCAGTACTATATAAGGAAATGTGTTGTCCTTATTAACGTCTGAATAGACATTTACATTATGAGTTTTCAACCATTCATCGGTTGCAAGTGTATTAAATATTGCTCTGTTCAGGTCGTTTAGACCACTAATCCCTTTCATAAGTACCTCCTATTTAAAATAAGAATTGAAGTAACGCTCACCGGCTAATAATCCAGGTGTCCAGAAGTCTTGTGGACGTTGTCCGAATGTAGTCACAAATCTACCTAACGAATCGCTGTAGTATGTCCACGGTATCTTGTTAGCACGACTGCCCTGTGTAGCAAATACACCGGTACCATAGATAACAAAAGGCGCATAATCTGCACCGATTGTCACCTGTGAATGATACTGAGATAAATGTCTACCCTGTATACTTTGTCGTAAGAAACCGTCTTGAACAGGCGCTCCATTTTTAGTAGTCGTTTCAATAACCTTTTCCGTTCCTACAATTCCTTTTTCAACATCCTCAAGTAATTCATCTGCCCATTGCTGCAACTGTCTACTTAAGTTGTTCGCCATCCGGCAATCTCCTTAACATTGTTCGATAATATTCGTGTAGTCCACCCTGGTCCTGTAAATCTCCAATGATTTCATACACAATACCTTCATACTTCACTCGATTGATTCTTTCTAAATTCACGTTATACGGTGTATACAGCGCTCTATCAATTTGCACATCCATTTGATGATACTTTAACTGTTCTGATGTGGATGGTGTGTCTACAAAGCCATGTATCGTGCTTATCGTTTGCCAATCATACACTTTGCCATCATCATAACTATTACTAATCAATGCACGTTCCACAACCTCAACTGTATGTGGGAATTCTACAGCATAGTTCTTACGTCTATAAAGGTTTGTAGACATGGAATCGCGCACGTCTGTAACGTGCTAATGGTGCAGTGATATAATCCGGCAATCCATCTCTGTATGTTTTAGATACAGTTCCCATCGAGATAGATTTGAGATTAGCTTTCACTTCTGGTCTATTACGATACTCAAGTACATCAGCTACATATTGCTTGATAACATAGGGATATACAGCGACTTCATCCACAATGAAATCATTGTTAGTATAGTCGCGTACATCCTCTAAAATGCCATCAACTTGCATAAAAAATAACACTTCATCTTTAGGACTTATTTCAATATCATGTCCTTTAAGTAGCGTTTTAACGTCATCATATATTGTCATAGGAGTTACCCTCCTTTAAATTAACCTGCTGGTACTGTTGCTGGAGTTAAAGCTGAGAATGCATCAGGTTTAACATTTAAGAATCCAATGTGCATTGTCGCACGTAATGCAAACATGTCACGCTCGAATAATGATAATGGTTTACCACTTGCATCAGATGCATCAACTGTTGTTAAAGTAGCATCTTCTGAGATTGAGAATTCAATACCTTGTAAAATACCGTAACGTGCATAGTCCCAGTCACCAGCTAATGCTAACGCTTTAGATTTATCGAATGTTTCACCGTCAGCATAAGATAAAGGTAAACCTAATACTTCGTTAGCGTTTTGGTCGAACATTGGTTGTCCGTTCGTATCTAATGCAGTACGTAAGTCACCACGGAATGAACGTGTAGCTAATACACCGTTTGGATCAGCTTCATTATCTTCAACTGCACCCATTAAGTTAGCGATGTCTAAATATAAGTTATCTGACTTAGCTACTGTGTTACCAGCTTCAGTTGCGCCAACAAAGATTGGTTTACCACCAGCATCAACTGCGTATGGCGAATTCGTTCCGAATAATACAGCTTGGTCAAACTTTTTATAGAACGCTTCAGCAATTAAAGGCTTAACTTCATTAAAGAAGTCCTTAGCAGTCCATTTTAAGAATTCTTTAGACATCGGGATGATTACCCCAACTTTTTTCGCTACCATTTCAGCTTGAGCATACTCGACTTTAGAAGTTTGAATACGTTCTGTTTCAGATACCCAGTAAGCACCTAAGCCACCTGTTCTAAATGTGAATGTTTTGCGTTGAGCTGTCATCGGTTCTGGTTTAGCTAATTGCATTACAGCTGATTTACTTGTAACTTCCTTTAAGATTAATTGTCCTGTTTCAGCAGGGATAACACCGTTTTTAATATCAGATAAAATAACATTATCTGGAGTATAATTTGGTACTGACATATTTTATTACCTCACTTTTTATAATTTTTTATTGTGTAATTCTTGATTCCATAGCGATTTCATACGCTGATTTAACTTGTGGGGGGATATTGCTATCTCCATCACCAATTTCTCTGCCTGAGTCTTTAAACTTTGCTTCAACACTTTTTTGAATCTGTGTATCAAATGTTTCTTTCAGTCCAGCTAACAATTCATCAGTCTGTGTTTCGTCCTCACCTAAGAAGTGATCAATAAGATTTGTCGGAAGATTTAATTCTTGCGCTTTATTTAATGCGTGATTACGTAAACGTTCACGCTTAGCTTCTGCATCACGTTTCTCCAGTTCTTGCTCAAGAGCAGTAATTCGCTTTTGTTCTTCCGTAAGCTCCGGATTACGTTTGGAAACTTCATCATTGATAAGCTTTTCAAGATTGTTTTCTTTCCACGTATTGAGTGACTTATTGTGATAACGGTCTAACTCAGGTTGAATGAATCTTTTGCCTTCTTCCGTATCTAAAAAGCCTTTTACGTCATCTACAGACACCGTCTTAAGTCCTTTTAGATAGTCCTGTACTTCTTGACTGTCTTTGTTATCAGCCAAATACTGTTGTATTTCTTGTAAATTCATAGATTTACACTCCTTTTGCAACCATCATGTACATTACTGTCCACAATGTTTACGTGTTATTTGCGCAAATAAACGCATGAAAAATAAACCTTTTAATGACTTGTTCAGGTCAAATCGTTGTCGTTTAAGTGTGAACGATTAACAACACTAGCGAATACCACGCCATGAGATACTTAACTGACCACAATCCTTTCTGGATGTAGATTTTAAAGTTATCCATAAAAAATAAGCCCTTTTACGTCATGCTTAGGACGAGTAGATTATTTATAGATTTTATTCAATTCTTTAATGTTATCTTTAAGAAAGCCATGTAAAGTCATACCTAGTCTATTTACAGTATCTTCAGTATGTATTCCCTCACCACTATCAAATCCTGATTCCACCATAATTCCATGCATTACTTCGTGAATTAGTGTTTGAATAGAAACCTGTTCAGACACACCTTTTCTTAATGAAATTGTAGATTCATGATAGTCGATTAAACCGATACATTCAGTGCCATCTTCATCTATAACCGATTTCTTTTTATCAACTTTGTAATCAATATGGCCAATTCTAAGTTTCATCTAATACCCCCAACTTCCATCTTTACGTTTGTGGAAACCTTTCTTACTCATCTCTTTAAATATCTCAGCATCTGACTTCTTAGGTTGAGGTTTAGGTTTCTTAGTCTTAATCCATTCGTCATATGTCATATTAGGAATCGTATAATTCTTACCATCGTCATTTCTTGCAAGTCGTGTTTCTGGTATCTGTCCATCAACTTTAAATCCTAATGTGCATCGACAATTAATGTTTTCACCAGCACTATCTAATCCGACAAATAAACCTGGTCCTTTACCTACACAACCACCGGAATGGAAGTTGCCATTCTTATCAGCGTTCTTACCGTCTAAATGCTGATGTGATGATCGTGTACGTGTATCAAGTGTAGCCATCCAATACTTTTCGATGTTCACTTTTGATTTAACAGCAACATCATAGCTATCTAACTGAGCCTGTGAGAAAGCTCTGCCACCTTCTGTACGTGCTACACGTCTTGATTGTACTTCTGACATACCAACATCTTTGCTAAGTTGCTGAGCCATCTTAGAATATCCAGAACCACTAATGATAGATTGTGTGATGTTACTTCTGATACGTTCTAATACATATTTACGTTGCTTTTCTAGGGTAGGTTCTAACTTAATGAATTCGATAGGCTGTTCAATCGCACTCTTTATCGTTTGAACATCAGGTACAGTAAACTGCATCCTTTTATCAGATGCCATTTCATACAAATAAAGAGATGCTAAGTACGACTGTAAATAGACATTCTGTTGAGATTGCTTAATCTCCTTTGCTATCTGTTTATAGTCATCTTTTAACATCTCTTGTATTCTATCTAATTCTTTTTGCAGTCGATTATACTTATTGAATTCCGTCCACGTTGTCTGTGCATCGTCTTTCTGATACTTCGCGAACATGTCAGCTAATTCGCTTAATATAACCCTTAATCTTTCTTGCCACATCTTTGTGATTGCATCATCAGTCTGTTTATATAACATTTCAGCTTGTTGCTTAATCTGTTCCAGGTTCATCTACAGCACCACCTAAGACAAGCATCTCTTTATCACGTTGTTCTATCTCCCATTTTGGATCAGATACAAGTGATGATTGTTCGTATCTCGTTAAGTCTGAAACTTGTCCATTCAATAATGCTAATAGTTGTGCCTCTTCTAATTTATTTACTGGTAGATTACGTCCGAATGTGAAATACACATTTAAGTAAGTATCTTTAGATATATTCATCTTCTTACTTAATCCAGATAACAACACTTTAAATTGATAGCGAAGTGCTGCACTCATCTTACGTTCAAATGTCATACATTTATTTTCTAGTGCCATTAACTTTAAGTGCATCCCGATGACTGGCACGTTGCCATTGAATTCATCTGAATTAAAGTTAACTGACTTACTGAAACGCATGATATTCTTCTCTAATCGAGTAAGCACATCTTCAATCATCTGATTATTAACGTCTTTAGTAAGGTACTTAACATCCATCTTTTCATCAAATAACTCAAACACACCAGACTTCTGTGTGTTCTGAATATCTTCTTCATCCATTCCCATACCACGTAGGACCAGGTAAGCTAATCTCGTTTGACTAATCTCACTTGATGCATCTGAAATCGTAATGTTATACGCATCAATCAATGAGCGTACACGTTCAGCATCACCTAGTAATTCTTCATTGTTAGGCGCTCCGAATAAAGGGTTATAATCAAATAGATGAGGTTGTGAATGTACCTCTCTTAGGTTATCAGTTGTATCGCCCTCGAAAATATAGAAACGTTCACTATCATAGAATTCAGCATGAATTGTTTGTTCTGTTTCATCTTTATTCTGTTCAATATAGTAATATACTGAATACTTAGGCTCTGTTATACTCTCGCCTAAAAATACAACGTTATATGGACTGAGGTTCTTAATACGCAACTCACCTTCAGTATCAACATAAGCTAATCGTGCAGCATAACCACAGATAGCAGCCATTTTTCCGAATTCAGCGTCTTGATCATCAATGTTATTGCGTAATGTGAAGTTAGTTAACCAGTCAGATAATGATTGATTGTCTTTTTCTTCATCTAAAGCGTATGTAATCGGCACACCATGATGATAACCTGTTCTCGTGTCCACAATCTCAGCATCGAATGCATTATTTAATTTGTTATTCACCGTATTATCTAGCTTACGTACATTACCACCTGTTTCAAAATCTTCTCTTAACGCTGTAAGATTACGTTTGAAGATAGGCACAGTGTCAACATCAGCTTTATATCTTCCATATGATTCTTTCATACGTTTATGGTCGTTAGCGTGCAGGTCGATAATCTCGCCTACAACTTTACCAGTCAATCCATTCTCTTTAATTGATTTAATGATGTGTTTCAGTTAAGACACCTTCTTCCATTTTTCTTTTTTACGTATGCGTTCAACACTATAACGTAATGCATCCATCAAGTGATTATATTCATCAATTGGTTTATTTATCGGTTCATCATGTTTGTTAGTTGCCCACACATAGTTACTCAATTCATTGATTGTATTAGTACATTTAGGATGTACAAATATTGTGTACTGTTGTAAGTATTGAATACCATTCTTGATACTGTCAGGACCCTTTTCAGCTTTAACAACCTTACGCAATCCATAACGTCTTAAATCAACAATAGACTTCGGTTCAGCACTATCAGCAATGATTACTTCTTTGCTATAACCTTTTTGTGTTACCTTCCTTGCTATCTCATCGTTCAGTAAAGCTTTTTCATATAGTTCATCAAATATATATATTTCTCTATTCACTGGATCAATGAGCGCACATGATAGCGCAGTAGGGTCGTTTGTGAATCCGAAGTCAAGTCCGAACACTGATTCAATAGTTGGACGTTTTGATATATCGTTTGTATCGAATAAACGTTCATGCCAATTCTCATAAATTCCACCTTCCGCAATCCCCCACTCACCTAGGCCCTCAATCTTATATCGTCTTGGAGATTTGATTTTCATTTCTTCAAATATCGCAATATCCTGCTCATCTAAAAATTCATTAATTAGATAGTTTGTAGTTTTAGCCAAAACATTATCTGATTCTGTTTTAAAGAATCTATTATTTAACCAATGCTTTTCGCTCCACGGGTTAAAAGTAAGTGTAATTTGTTTGAATAATCCACCCGTGTTACCACGAATCGACATATCAATCTTATTGAAGTCATCTTCTTTTCTAATCTGAAATGCTTCTTCAAACCAACACCAGCACAAGTAACCATGTTCAACAGTAATAGACGTAACACTCATAGGGTCATCTAAACCACGAAACATTATCTTCTGTCCTGTAGACTTCCTTACGATTTCTAAAGGCGATAACTTCCATGTGAATTCATCGTATACATTCAATTGTCTTGCAGCCCATTTTAATTGCGCATAAGTAGAATCTTTATGGTCTTTATCAACTTGTCGAATAACCAACAGATTAGCCTGTGGATATTCCAATAATCTAGTGATGTAATTGAGTGCAGTCGTTGTGGACTTTTTACTTGCACGACCACCCTTTACTACTCGATAACGTCCTTTATAGTTCCAAAAGTCAGCATATCCTTTACCAACTACATCACTTAATTTAATAACGCTATTCACTTAAATCATTCACTATTGTGATATGACCTGAGTTTTCATTGATTGTTTTATCTGTCCACATTACATAACGTTTACCTAACAACTCGGCTGCTTTCGTTCGCGCTGTTGTGTCAGAACGTTTTTCAGCTATTGCAATCTGTTGACCCTCTTTAGTTGCTAATGGCATTGCTTCTTGATCAGTAACTTCTCCACGCATTACGGATGTAAGATACTGTAGTATTTCATCCTGGTCAGCGATCGCATCTTTTTTGAGTAAATCCATGCGTTCGTCTATATAGGCTTTAACTGTAGTATTTTGTAGTAGCTTGTTAGCGTTTGTATTTGCATATTTATTGCTATAACCTGCTGATATTGCTGATTGCGTTGCATTACCAGTCTTAATATATTCATCTGCAAACCGTCTTTGTCGTTCGTTCATCTCATCTATCACAACCTTTTTGTTAATTACGCTATAAATTTAAAATAAAAAAAGACACTCAAATGAATGAGTGCCTGTCGAATTAAGAGGAGGTATTTCCGTACCTCTGAGCGTATACAACAGTGTTATACACGAATGCAATACATAACTTAATTATAAAGTTTAATCTCTTGTGTTGTCACTTTGCTTAAATATGTTAAAAACGTTAAGTGTTAATCATCCCAAGTGTATTCATAACCTGTATCAGCATCGTATATAAAATTCATGTACATAATATGGTCTATGTTTATTCGTTGCAATTCATTATTAATACCATCCCACCAACAAATTACAACGAATTTATTATCTCCCGTAAAATCATCGTATATACTTTCTAAAGAGTTTTGTGTCATACCTTGTTTGACTTCTATTTCTTCGCCGTTTACTAATTTTATTAACAAGTATTGTTTCTTCACTTTCATCTACTCCACCTCTGCCATCTGTTTAGCAATCTTCTGCAACCTGTGATAAATATTCACATGACTACATTCCATGAATACTGCTACCTGTTTAAAGTTTTTCCCTCGTTTAAGTAACTGCAAGATATAAAAGTCTTTCTCATTCTCTATGATATCCTCATGTTCATCTACAAACTGGACTTTCTCGACTAACTTCTTATACTTCTGCCCCTGCTTATCATTCTTCAGCACACGCATGAATACTTTATCTGATGTCTGCCCTTGTGCTTTCGGCATGGATGATTCCACACCATATTGTGCAGTAAGTGAAGTATCATAGTTAAATACATTCGTTTCAATGATATTCGTCATCCAGTGATAATCTTTAATAATCTGTTCGATTTCAGTTGGTGTGTACATCGTTCACGCTCCTATATGTTAATTAAACTCCACTTGATCCAAAACCATTACTACCTCGTTCAGTGTCATCAACAAACTCTGATACCATTTTTACTTGTGGTGTAACAATGGGTGCAATTACTAACTGTGCTAATTTATACGCTTCTTGCAAGATGATAGTTTCATCTCCAATGTTATCTACCATGATTCCAATGTTGCCCTGATAACCACTATCTATTGTTCCAAGTTGTACTCTCAATTTAGTTTTACTTGTTACTCCTGAACGTGGTCTTATCTGCGCTTCAAATCCCGAAGGCAAGTTAATAGCTAAATCAGTTGGAATTGTAATACTTGAATGTGGTGCGATTGATACAATGCCTACTGTGTATAAATCAAGTCCTGCATCAGTTGTGTGCGCTCTATGTGGAATAACTGCTTTATCAGACAACTTCATGAATTCTATTTCGGGTAAGTGTATTAAAGGTGTTACTTGCATATTGTCATCTATAATTACTGGTGTATTGTAATCTTTAAAACTTAACCACTTCTCTATATCCAAGTTGCATAAATCAGATATGTTGTAATCATATAGTTCACTTAATTTCATTAAATGAGGTAAGCTAGGATGATTTAAACCATTTTCCCAGTTGCTTATTGATGATGGACTATCTAAACCTAAATATTCTGCCAAATAAAATTGAGAATATTCCATTCGTTCTCTTAAAAATTTCAGATTCTTCGTTAAGTATTCCATCATTACTCAATCTCCTTTATATTATATGCTTCTTTTTCTTCGACAATCTCAGCTAAATCACCTGATGCACGAATATGCTCTACATACTTTTCAGCACCATCTTTAGTCGTGAACATAATTGTATCTGTTGTACCCTTTTTATATATCGCTACAATGTAATTTGAATGTTTATACTGTAGTTTCATCAGCATCACCTCGTAATAGAATAAGTGCTTGTTGTACCTGTGGTGGTTCTTGTTCCAGTAATTCGATCACTTCTAATAATCTGTTATGTTTAACACGGTTGTACTGCATCACATCAACCGATTCCTCTAATTCGTAATTACTTATCTCCACAATGCTTAGAGTAGAATCTGAGAGAGGTACACCATATTCATTGATACCTTTCTCATTCTGTGCGTGTAAACATGCTTTCACATCTTCTAAGATATTGTTGATGTCTGAGTAGTCATCTACAAATAATGGTTCTGATTGTCCGTCAGGTGTAATAACATTTATATTACCTTTGACTTCACTGTGAATATCATGTGGTGGTGTGAATGTTTGTTGCTGTTCCTCTGCAATGATTGTTTGGCGTGGCACTAAATCGTAAATTTGTCCTTCTATGTTAATTGTGTTCATGTTAGTTTTCCCCCTCTAATTCCTTAATAAATTCTTCGATTAATTCATAAGCTGCTTTCTTCCCTCTATCCCATTCGTCTTGTTCTCCTGTAATTTCAGCCACTTCATCAAGTTCTCTATGTCGTGAAATGTGCTTCTTTAGTTGTTTCCACATGTTTTCATAGTTCACAATCCTCGCTCCTTTCGATTAGTCCAAACAATCTCTCAATATCTTCAAATGTATGACCGTCCCAAACTGGTGCTTTTTCAACTTCTTTAACGTCATACATATCCCAGTAAGGTTCTACGTGATAATGATATGTGTATTGTCCTTGCGGTGTATCTACACCGACGATAAACATTTCATCAAACATTGTTCCATCATCATGTAGCTTAGACTTCCAGGCTTTATTTTTATACGAGTTACAAATCACTGCGAACAATATTGCTCTATCGTGATATAGTTGTCCGAACGTGTGATAACCGTCTGAAATATCTTTTGTGTTGATTAAGCCCACACTTTTCATGTTGCTAATATCCTTATTCGTTCTGTCTGTATTGTTTTTGCAATTTCGACTTCATCATAAGGTGTTATAAAATGTTTGAGTTCGTCTTTGGTGATGTGCATCCCTGTATTACCAATAAAAATCAAATCATCTTTAATGTTTGTTACTTCTCTAATTACACCAGTATGTTTTGATGTGATTTTATCTCCAATTTTAATTTCCATTCTCATTTCCTCCTATTATTTCGACTTTAATCGAACCTTTCGATATTTCCGAATAGTTCGTTTTCTAGTAGTTTTCTAGTTACTCCGTTTTACTTTGTTTTACTCTTCGTCCGATTGACCGGACGTTTGACGGATGTTAATTAAAATACTCATGGACAACAAATCTTCCATCACAAAATTCATTAATTTCTTTTACAAATTCCATGCTTAAATCTTTGTTACCGTAAAAAATCATTTCTTGACCTTCAGCGCCATTAGTAGTATTTATTATTTTTAAGTTAGATATTGCGACTCGATAAATATTGCCTGTCTTAACATGCTTCACAGTCATAATTTTGTTTTGTCTTAAATCATCTTTATCTATCACTCGCCATCCTCCTCTAATAGCTGCATCAGTTTTAAAACATCAAATGCATATTCATGTTCATCAGCATCGCCATTCATCCACACATCATTCGAATGTTCCTTCAACTCACTCCATCGCTTTTCTGCTCGATCAGCACGTTGTTTTTGTTCATTCTTTTCTTTCGCATATAAAGCAATACATTTTGTTTTCTCATCAATTTGGCGTAATAAATTATCGTATTCTTCATGTGTAAGATGTATCATCTAATCCACCATTCCTTTTTGCTTCGTCCATATCAACTCACCGATTGAACCGTCTGGGTTTTGTAGGTAGATACACTTAACATTAATAACGTTATTTTTAATTCTCTTAATTGATGTATTTTTCATTCCGAAAACTTGTTTATCTTCTTTAATGAGGACCAATCTTGGTAATATCATATCCTCATCAATCTCCACTTCTTCTGTGATTTTGAAACGGTCAGATTTGCTTGGACAACCTAAATATTCTGTTTTGATAAAACCGCCTATATAAACGTGGACCTTTACAGAATTATCTTCGTTATTCATTGCATAAAAGGTTGCATCTTCAATATCGTTTTCAAATATCCACTTAACCAACTCATCCAACCTTACTTGTCTTTCACGTTTAATCTTCATCCCTGTACCTCCAACTCATCAATATATGCAAACCCATTGTCACTTTCATCAGGTGTAACATATATCGGATTCTTAAAATACTCGCCACTCGTATCTTTAACGTAACCTTTACTCAATATTTCATCTTCTGCATCATTGTAGTAATGGAATACTTCCTTACTAGTCCAATGATGACTGTCTGACCAACTTTCGCCATTGTCATAATGTGGTTGGTATAATTTCATCCCTCTACCTCCTTAAATGTTCTATAAAATTCTTCTTTCGGCACCTTACCAGTCACAACGTTATTCCACTCATCAGTACCAGCAACATGAATGTATTTTTTGCATTTACCTGTGATAGTGTAGAAACCACCGTATAATGTGTCTGTGTACATTAAATCACCTCAATATCCTCTAGCGTCATATACCATTCCTATGAAGTCTGATTTGGCATCAATAATTTCACTTCTATATTCATCACATAATTCCTTTAGCTTTTTGATAATCGGCGATATTTCATGATGTGACATCTTATAAAGTTTTTTCTTTGAATATCGCTTATCAAGCTCAATAACTAACGCTAAATCATCTTGTAACCCTAAAACATAATTAACTTGTTTTTCACTAGCCATCTAAATCACCTCGAAAATAGTCATCTGTCTGCTATCACTCAACGCATAGCGTTTCATGTATTCCTCTAATCCCTCAGCATCTACATAAGCATCAGGGTAACGCGTCTTATAAAAATGCGTTCTTCCTACTATTCTGTAGTTAGCACCAGACGGAATAACTGTTACATGTATTCCGTTCTGATCAACTAACTTAAAGCTGTTGAGTAAGGTCATTTCATCACTTCCTCCACACTGTAATCATGAAGTTTCCAACTTTCTAACTACTTCAGCTAACCTAACCAAATTAATGTTTGTTTCTGTTACCTCTGCATGTTCACTAATTAATCTCTCGTGATTTAAACGAGCTAACTCTCCACGTGTTATGAGTTTCAGATTATCCAAACTTAAATTGTATTTATCGCCATCTAGGAATATCACTGCGTGTCCTTTAGGCACTTCGCCATTTTCTCGCTCCCACAGATATACATGTTTGTGCTTCCAACGTCTGCCTGTATCAGATACTTTAATCTCAATATATCCATCTTTTGTATATCGTTCTGATCCAATCGGTCTATAGTTGAGTGGTCGTTGCCCTTTCTTAAACTGTGTTTCAGCCGAACGACCTCTCGCCTCAAACTTCTTTCCTTTATTCCATGAAGTCTGACCTTTCACGAATTTAGTATCACGATTGTTTCTAATTTTAAATCTACTCATTGCTGCTTTGATTTGCGTTTCAACTAAATTCATATTGAATTCATTATTGAATAGGTCTGTTATCTCTTTATAAGTTCTACCGTTCGCTATATCGCGTATATACTCCACATGTTCATTAAAGAATATTCTAGGTGGCATATTATCCCTCCAACATTCCAGGAATCTTAGTATTAGCATCCATGCGTCCGTCAAACATCTTTTGCGCGCTTAACACTACATTCGCATTGCTAACGATAGTCTTGCCTAGTTCAGTGATTGCTTTACTACGCTCGAATTCAACCTTTAACTCCTCGTTTGTTAATTCCGGATTATTTAACCTCTCCATCTGTTCAAATAAATAGCCATTCAAATCTCCCAACGTGTTTCTGTTCATCTGAACGTCACCCTCTCCTCAATAAACTTCAGCCATCTCTCATTCTTACATCCTGTAAAATCCCACTCACGTGATTTCACTTTCGTATTAATGAACATCTTAGGTGTTTCCGGTTCGTTTAAATACGTACGCTTTGGTACAAAGAATTTGTAATGCATGTATCTGCGTTTCATCTATAACACATCCTCGAATAGTTCTTTGTTATTTCTGTAGAATTCTTTCATTCGTTTGCTTAACATTTTGTAGCCTGTATCTTTACCATGCGTTTCAAACATGTAGTTAATAAAAGAAATATGTTCACTTTTATCCTTTTTCGGCCTTCCACCTCTTGATGGTAAGGTTGTTGCTGCTTCTTCTCTGTCCCAACCTTTAGCTATACGTGATTTATAAGTTCCTTCTTTAATTCCGTTAGCTAAAGCAACTTTTCTCCATTTATCTTTTCCGACTGTAGTTTTAGGTGTGAGTAATGCTGTTTCTAATGTGAAATTAGTTTTATCATTAATCATCCTGTTTAAGAATAATTCATAATCAACTTTCGCAATATCTTTGTATTTTCTATAAGTATCTATATAACTAATTCTGTAAACCGGTTCAATCTTCATAGGTTAGCTCCTTTCTTTCTTACGTTGCCTTCTCACTTTCTTTAATTCGTCATAATCTATCCATTCAGCACCATGTTGCTCTTGATAATATTTAGGCGCTCTACATATCCATATCAACGTCTTATCTTGATACATGTATCTGAATAATTTTGCTTTTACCTTCGCTGTTTCAGTTGCCATTCCTTTAATGTCGATAACTTCAACTGATCCGTTTGTATACGTCACTTCAAAATCAGCGATGTACTCCATCTTGCGTTGCTTTTTAAACGCTGGCACTAATTCATATCTAGGTTGCAACTCTATATGTTCAACCAATACATTATTTTTAAGGAATATATAATAATCACGTTCTACAATCGAATCGAATACATGACCGTCATATTCAACTCTTTTAGCTTTATATTTATTCATGCGATACTCCCTTCAACATGTCGTTTAATTTGTCATCAACTGTTATCCATGAATCTGTAAGGTGATACTTAGCATTAAATGAATCTATCCCGATTGCGTGCTGCTCTCGATGATGTTCCCGACATAATGCCAACACTTCATTTCCATAGTGATCAATCTCATTTCTATTTCTACCTGCACCAACTGCATGTCTATGCGCTAAATCTGAATTAGGTTTCCCACAAATCACACATTTACGATTCACAGTAGCTTTATAGATGAAATATCTATCCTCTTTCAACAAGTCGCTTGTCTTGTAATTTAAAGGCACGTCATGGATAAAAACCCACTCGATGATTAAATCTATTAGTTCACCTGCAACTCGTCTTGAACAGTCGCTTAGACTTAAATTTTCATAACCTTTAATCGTTTCAAGATAGAACATAAACATTTGTCGCATATCTTCTTGTGGATTTCCTGACCACATATAAATATCATTCAGTAATGCGAATATCTTTCTACGTTGTTTCGGTGTAATCTTCTTGCCATCTAATATTTCGAGTTCTATATCAACGGGTATTCCGTTATCTAACATAAGCATTGCATCAGGTGTCAGTTCGACACCGTCAACAATAGCTTGACCGTTTTTATACTTTAGTACTTTCGGCATTTAATCACCTATTTTTAATGTCTTGTGATGCATATATCCACGCTAAATGCAATATTTCATCTCTGAGATTAGTTTTTAATTCATAAAAATTAGAATTCATTGTATTGATTGCAAATTGTTCTTTTTCAGCTATAAAGCAACACACTTTATATCCGTCAGAAATCAACACAAATTCTTCGCTTCTGTAAACCTCAAAATTACTTCCGTAAATATCATTTATTTTATATATGCTTTGTTTTAGTTTTTCGTAATTCATCTTTAATCACCTCATCAGAATGGAAGTTCAGAATTATCAATATCAATCGATCCAGTTGCATTACCAAACGGATTATTACTATTTGCGTTTTGAGGTGGTGTAGCTGTGTTGTTTTGTTGTGGTTGAGTATTCGTATTAGATTGTCCTTTTGGTGTCAGAAACTCAATCTTAGCAGCGTTAAATTTAACCTTTGAACGCTTTTGTCCGTCTTGTTCCCACTCGTCCATCTGTGCTTGTGCTTCAATTAAGATTTTTGAACCTTTACCGCAATATGTGTTTAATAGTTCAGCAGTTTTCCCCCAAGCTTCAACTGGGAAGAAATAAGTTTTATCCTTCTTGAAGTCATCCTTTACTGCTAAATTAAATTTAGCTACCTGCGATTCTCCTACTGGTCTTACCTCAATATCCGTTGCGATGTTTCCTGTCATGATCGTTTTGTTAGTCATTGTCATAATCCTCATTTCGTTTAGTTTGTATTTTTATAATCATTTCTTCGTCTGCTTCATCAATTTCGATTATTTCATCACTTTCTATCATCTTTTTAGTAGTGACACCTAGTGAGACAAAATAGTCGTATAAAACTTTATCATCTTTACTATCTATAGCTAAATCACGTAATATCTGCATCAAGTCATCAATTAACATCGTAGAACCTCTGTATCTTCTTATAGAATTGCAATTTCGCAGTACCTGTTGCACCATTTCTATTTTTAGTGATAATACATTCAAGTTCAGATATACCTGTTACGTCATCTACTTTCTCTTGGTCGTAATAATCTTCACGGTGTAACATGAATACCATGTCAGCATCCTGCTCGATACCACCAGCTTCTCTTAAATCGCTCATCATAGGACGTTTATCATTTCTTGATTCAACACCCCTAGATAATTGAGAAAGTGCTATTACAGTACATTTAAACTCCAATGCAAGTATCTTTAACTTACGTGATATATCTTCTACTTCTAAACGTCTGTTATCTTTAAATGATGTGTCTGATTTCATTAACGTTAAGTAGTCAATCAAAATCACATTCTTTTCACTTTCTTCAGACATCTTCATCGCTTCACGTCTTACGTCTGCTGGTGTAACTTTTGGATCAGCTATGATATTGATGTTTGATTTGTTAAATTTCTCTAGTGATACAATGATTTTTTCAATATCTTGTTCGCTTAATGCGTCAGGTTCATCAAACTTTTCTAGATTTACTAATGTGTGAGCTGATAACATTCTGTTCACAATATCTACACCAGGCATTTCAAGTGAAAATACTGTTACGTTAGCACCATTGTTTTCTAAAGCCATTGCCATATTTAATGCAAATGCCGTTTTACCTAATGCCGGTCTTGCGCCGACAACTACTAACTGTCCAGCTTTGAAACCTTTGATATAATTGTCGATTGCCCTATATCCAGTTTTCATTATGTTAGGTCGTTTACCATTCAGTATGGTATCAGCTATAGAATCTACTATTGTTTGTTTTTCATTCGACTTTTTTACTTGCAAATTATCCAGGTATTCCATTGTAGATTTCAAATAGTCTTTTGATTCTCTTGTTTGTTCATTTGTATAATTTTGAGTTGCTTCTGTTAACTTTCTAGATTTGTATAATTCAAGCACCTCTAATTGATATTGTGTAAAATGCGATTTCATAATCAGATTGTCATTTAACAAACTTTTTATTAATTTTGTCGGAATGAATTTGTCCTCATGTTTCTTCGCTTCCAGATACAAATCTTTTTTATCTACTTTTCCTAATTCACTTACATGTTTCGCGAAATTAAAAGCGTATGGATCATTAAACATTTCTTGTTTCAACGTATATTCACTGTACAGCTCAGGGTACTTTAGCAAAGCGCCCATCACCATGTACTCAACATTCACTTCATTAATCATATAAATCACTCTTTAACTTTGATAATCTATCCATCAACTCTTTACGCTTTTTAGGGTCACCATGCTTTCTGTTCCATTCAATCGCTTGTTGTATTTCCTGTCTTTGTAGTTCGGCTGCATTTACTTCCTGCACTACCTTAATGTCTGAAATGATTGGTGGAAACTTGTTTTCTGAGTGATACCTTAGTAGCTTAGTCTTAGTCTTTTCAAAATCAGCGTATTGCATACCTAATTTCCATGATTCAGCTACAGTTTGATTTAAGTTGAAGTTCGGATATAATTCCTTGATCATCGTAAGTAATGTTTTAACTTCTTCTTTAGTCATATTTTCACAGCCAATCATCTAAATTAAATTTTTCAATATCCCCTTTTATTTCATCTGAGTAATCATTTAAAAATGATTCATTGTGTAAAAATGTTTTAGGATGTTTCTGGTACTTCTTATCATTAATTGTCTTAAGATAATTTTCAGTACCAGTTTTAATTTGTTCATAGGAATAATTCTTTAATGCACTTTTGAATTTGGTGAATGATGTTTTTCTATCTAACTTCTTATCGTATAAATCCCACCATTCATTAAATTGTTTCATAGTCGTGCTATCGTCAGATGCACATATATTATTAATATTTATATTATTAATACTTGTATTATTCTCTTTGACGTTTGCGTCAATAGGGGTATTGACAGAATTATCAATAGGGGTATTGACGTTTGCGTCAATAGGGTACATTTTTCTTTGTTTAATCTGCTTACCTTCATACTCAAATTCGATTCTTAAATAACCGATATTATTAAGTTTTGAAATACGTCTTGAAATAGTTTCTTTCGCTACATCGTATAACTTTGAGAAATATCCGTTAGATGCTGTACAATATCCATACTTATTAGATAGTGCAGTTATTTCAGCAAACATTAATTTTTCGCTATCAGTTAGTCTATTGTCATATCTGACGTTTGCAGTGATGATTGCGTAATAACCAGGTGTTTCGCTCATCTAATCACTCCTTAGAAGTTTTCTTCTTTGATTTGATCAATGCAGTTAAATTACTAAAATAAAGTGGCAAATCTTCTTTGAATACTTTTGACTTATCCTCAATTTTTAGCCAACGTAACAACTTATCTTCACTAGCACCATCACCACCAACTTTTACAGCTTCATCAAGCAATAATTGAAACTCTGTAATGTCTTTATCATCAGCAGGTGTTTTAACTTGTTCAGGCTCTTTTTCACCGTTATAGATGTATAGTCCTAATCCATGTAATGCAGCAGCTTTCACGAAACAACGTTTATGCGCCTTATTAATATCGAATGCTGCAACTGTATCGGGTGCTACTGGTTTATTACGGAAGTCTAATACTGGTAATAATTCGGTTTCGGTTTTACCTTTAATCGTTACTGATACTTGTACGAAGTAACCTTCTTTAGTTTTCAAGAATGGTACAAAGAAGTTATCCATCGGTACATCAGGGTGTGGAAACTCATGAATTTTAACGTTGAAATCAGGGTCAATCTTCTTTAAATATCCGTGCGCCCAGCTCCATGAGAGGTAGCTTAATCCGTTCTTTTGCTCTACGTGGTCATTTACGTTAACTTTGTTTAACTGTTCAAATAGTGATTCAGTCATCTAATCCATCCACCTTTTCTCGTTTATATTCAGTTGTTTCTGTTTCTTTATATATTTCATGCGTAGATAGGTCTGGTTGCTCCTCTTTTGTCGTCCCGTTGTATCGCTTAGCCTTTTGAATATCTGTCGTGTATAAGGCGCTATGCGCGTTAAACTGGTATACGTATAATTCAGTGCCTTTAAGCTTGTAGTAGTAACGAATCTTCTCTGCCAACTAGATAACCTCCTCCGACTAAATAATCAACATCATCCATGAAGTAATCCATTTCTAGTTGTGTGTTTTTAGTGCTGATAACATTACTTCTTTCTATTTCATCGTCATATCCATCCCACTGATGAACGATTCTCAATGTTGAACCGTCTTTATTTGAATGGTAAATGTAGTAGATTTCACCACGTATCGTGTTTTCGTTGTAGCCACGATCAATGCGCTCTTTAATCCATGTGCTTAAATTACGAAATTCTAATTCACAAATTTGTTCCATAATTTTCTCCTATCCACCGTAGAAGATATGTTGTATACTAGTAGTGTCTAATTACTTAATACGCACATACCTTTTGGTGTGTGTTATTTTTTTATCTCAATAGTGCCTGTTTCTCCGTCAAAATCGTTGTAGATGATTTCTACGCCTTCTTTGTTTTGATACCAGGCAAGTGCTTCTTCGTAATCTTCTTCATCGTCAAACTCTAATGTTTCGTATTTAGGTTTGATGACACCCATTACTTCCAAAGCTTCCGAAAATGTCATTGCTTGTGGATTGTATAGATTCTGTATTCTGTCTTGATAACGTTCTACTTCTCTATCCATACGATTTTCCCCATGTCTTTTTCCGTTGGTGGTAAAGCTTCTAAGATGATGTTTCTTCTATCTGTTGCAAGTTTTGATAATTCCTTTGAATAGCTTTCTAAGTTCGTGAAGAAACGCTTGATTTCAATTTCAGGTTTGATAATACTTTTGATATGTTTAAACATTGAGTACCTCCTTATTTACTGCAATTAGACATAATGCACTCAACACGCTCATCAAACTTGCTAACGTTACGATTAATAGTTCGCTTAAATTAAGTGCGACACCTAATGTGAATGCGACTGCAAATGCAATAACTGCGAATATAAGCTGTGCTGCTATGATTGATACTAATTTCATGCTGTTTCCTCCTTTTCAATGTATGGATATTTCTCGTGAAACTTTTTAATCGGTATTTTACCTGATTCAGCATAGTAACCGTCAGCGATGATTTCATCGTTCATTGCTTTGATACGTTTACGTGCATATGATAATGAACGTCCTAGTAATTGCGATACGTCTTTCGCATCGTAGAAGTGTTTCATTAAATCCCCCCTAACTGATTAGATCTTCGAGTGGAACATCGAAGAAATTAGATATTTCTTTAAGCTCTTTAATTTTGAAAGAATCGACATCTTTTAATTTGCATCTGATTGTAGGAGTAGATACATCTAAAATTTGAGCCATTTCATACAACTTTATTCTGTTTACTTTCATCAAATTAGTAATTTTGTTATCTGGCAATCTTTCGTGTATTTTAAACTGGTCGACATCATAGCTATTTGGTTTCAATCTTTTTTTACTGTAAGGATTTTTCAAAAGTTGTCTTGCATATTCTCTGGTGAATCCTAATTCATCGCCTATTTCTTGCAAAGTGTAACCTCTCATTCTCAAGATGATAACCTTAGCAGCAATAGGTTTGCACTTCGATAAATCTACTTTGTAATACTGTTGACACAATCCATACACTCTATTTTGTCTTTCTTCTTCCTTATCTAATTCGTTTTGACAATTTGGACAAATAGGTATTTTCTTGCCCGTCTTACCTTTGCAATATTTACAAGTCCTGCCCCAATTTTCAATTTGAAATACGCCGCGTTCTTGTGCATTTTTGACATTTTCAGCAGGCGTACACCACTCAAGATTGATCGGGAGATTATTGTGTCCATTTCCGTCGATATGATTAACTTGAGGTTTGTTTTCAGGATTTGGACAAAATGCTTCGGCAACTAATCTATGCACCAAATAATGTCTTTGTTTCCCATTGATTGTTGCAGAAACCGCATGATACATCCCATTCCTAGAAGTTTTATGTTTTGTGCATAAAAGTATTTTTCCGTATTGATGTTTGTATATCTCTGAATCCTCAAATATTTCAAACAACCCATTTTCAACCATTACTGATTTCATTTTCTTTCTTTTATTAAGATCGAGTGATATCTCTTTTCTTGTATTATGTTTATTAAAACCTTTGTTGCTGATACCGATTTTATTTTTATAACCTTTACCATTATGGTATTCATCAACTGCATTGTTATAAATCCTTCCTGCTTCATCTTCATCATATACAGTAGTTAAATAAGTGTTTTTTCCATCAATCCTTATAAACACTTCGAATTTGTTACCTCTGCATCTAACACCTTTATAATGTTTAGTATTCATATGCTCCCTCCTTTATTACTTTAAGTAATACATACTTTAAAAAAATTAGACACGAATATTATCTATGTCTGTGTTGTACAGTTTAGCAAGTGCATAAATTGTTAATCCACGTAATGGCACTTCACCACTTTCCCAGCGAATAACAGTTTGTTTTGTTACTCCTAGTTTGTCAGCTACATCTTTCTGTGTCATTTCTGAATTAACTCGCCACGCTTTAATACTTAATTGTTGCGTCATATCGTTTTCCACCTCCTGATAATTACTATCATACATTACTTAAAGTAATACGTCTAGTACTTTGAGTAATATAAAATGTGTAATTTTCTACTAAGATATTACTTGATATTACTTTCTTCCTATAGTATATTTATTACATAAAGTAATATTAAATTACCTAAAGGAGATAACAAAATATGACTGCTAGAGAGATATTATCAAAGAATTTACAAGAGCTGATGCATAAAAGAGGTATTGATCAATTAGATTTAGCTAAAGAAATTGGTGTTTCTCAATCTTCAATATCACAATGGATTAAAGGTAATAAATATCCAAGAATCGATAAAATCCAACTACTAGCAGATTTCTTTAACGTGCCTAAATCACGTATTACTGAAGAATATCCACAACCCGAAACAATTGCAGCACACAAACGTGACAACTTAACAGAAGAAGAACAAAAAGCAGTTGATGCATTTATTCAGGGGTTAATCGCTAACCGTAAAAATTAAATAGAGGGTCTACCGATGGGGAGTGTGATAGATGGATAAATACGAGAAGCTTGAATATATTGCGCAAGATATAAAAATTAATAAGTTAGTTATGCCTTATGGTTTGGATGGTTTTTATTATACAAATAATATTTACATGGATGAAAACTTATCTTATAAAGAATCCGTTGAAGTCTTAGCAGAAGAAATAGGACATCATTTTACTTCTACCGGAAACATATTAGATTATAAAGATATGAATAACATGAAACAAGAAGTAAAGGCTCGTAGATTCGGATATGAATTAGTCATGTCTTTAGATGATATTATAGAGATGTGGAAACTCGGACTACATAATCTATATGAATTTGCTGAACATTTAGAAGTCACGCAATCATATGTATTAAAAGCTATTGAGCATTACAAAATGAAATATGGTTTATCTACATTCCACGGTAATTATTACATTAGATTTGAACCGTTGAACGTATATGAATATAAAAAAATCTAAGGGAGATGTTTTGGTATGGCGAAGAAAGTTCAGCAAGAAGAAGTGCTTTACAATGAGAAAGGCGAACGCGTTATTTATCGTGATGCACCTAAAAAGAAAAGTAAAGTATTACCTGGTTGTTTAGGTCTATTATTATTAATGCTTTTAATTGGTGCTTGTGCTGCTGTAATGGGTGGTGGTAATGAAGATACTAAGAAAGAAGATAATACAACGAACACTGCGACTAAAGAAGATAAGAAAGAAACGAAGAAAGCATATAAAATCGGAGATACTGTTAAAGTGGGTAAAATGCAATATAAAGTTAATGGTGTAACTACTGCAACTGCTGTCGGTCCATCTGCTTTACCAACTAAAGCTAAAGATACATTTGTTGTGGTTGATCTCGAAGTTAAAAACAATGGCGATGAAGCTATCACTGTGGACAGTAATTTATTCAAACTTAAAACTAAAGGTAAAACTTTAGAAGCTGATAGCACTGGTACGATGTCAGCTAATCAAGGTGAAGATGGAAGTATCGAAAACTCATTCTTCTTAGAACAATTAAATCCTGATAGTACGACTAAAGGTAAAGTAGTATTCGATGTATCTAAAGCTATGGCAGATTCTACAGACAAACAATTAGAAGTTGCTACTGGTTTTTTCGGTACTGAAACAGATGTAATCGACTTAAAATAATTCAATAATTAAGGGTATTTCGCGTACCCTTCTTTTTTTACACCATTTTTCAAGAAAGGAGCATTCAAATGGCAGTCTATAAAGATAATAACGGTAAATGGTACTTCTCTGTTCGCTATAAAGACATATACGGAAATAACAAACGTAAGCTAAAACGTGGTTTCGACAAACAGCGTGACGCAAAGGCAGCAGAAGCAAAGTTTTTAAGTGAAGCAGTTGATAGTTATACATCAGAACAGACGTACGAATATGTATTCTATCATTACTTAGATAACTCAGATTTACGACCTAAAACGCGTAAACGTAAAGAGAATGAATATAAGAAGCACGTACAGGAACGCTTTGGACATATCAAAATGAGTGATATTAAACAGAATCAATGTCAGGAATTCAGAAAGTATCTTATTGATAATCTGCCCTCAGTCAATTCAGCGCGTACTATATGGAGTGGATTTAAAGTAGTTATCAATCATGCGATTAAACAGTTCGGATTGCGTATTGATCCAACAGTATCAATTAAACCGATACCACGTAAGAAACCAAAACCGACCTTTATAATGCGTGATGAATTTGATAGTAAAGTGGATAACTTTATAGATGATGCATATGTAGAAGCTAGTCAGCTAATGTTCTATACCGGATTACGTGTAGGTGAGTGTTTTGCATTATCCTGGAATGATTTAAATTTGGATAAGAATGAGTTGATGGTATCAAAGACAATGGATGTTACGAATCGTGAAATTTACGACAGAGCAAAGACAGAATCATCTGAAGCTATTGTCGTCTATCCACAATTCATATCTGATATATTACGTGAAAGATACGAAAGAGAGAGTAAAAAGTGGCAGTACTTCAATGATGATTATTTCGTGTTTGGTGGTATTGCGCCAAAACACTACTCACACTATCAACTGAAGTTTAAGGAAGTTTTTCCTGGTCATCATATTCACTCACTTAGACATAGCTACGCATCATACCTAGCTAACAACGGTGTGGACATATTCGACTTACAGCAACTTATGCGACATGCTAGGATTACAGAAACGTTAGACACATATTCACATCAATATACAGATAAAAAGCACAAGGCTATATCCGTATTTGATAAATAA